GTTTGCCATCAACACCATCATGGGAAGAAATAAAGATGACAAATAAAATGTCAGGATATATTGCTGCCATTGCACGTGGACACAACAGCGGAGTGTGTTTACTCAAGGATGGTCAAGTGGTTTTTTCCATTGAAGAAGAACGATTAAGTAGAGCCAAATACGATGGTGGACCTTTTGCTTCCATGGTGGAAATACTCAAACACACTGACAAAATAGATTATCTCGTGATTGCACACACACAAAAAGTCAAAGACACAGCAGGTAGAATTGATTTCACTGGAGATGATGTGTACACTGGATTAGCGCGAAAATTAGGTTTGATAGATCGCAAAGCAGATGTGATGAATCATCCGCAGGTGATTGATCTCAGTCATGTGCATCACAAATTGCACGCAGCATGTGCTTTTTACAGGTCAGGCTGGGACAATGCTGTAAGTGTGATAGTGGATGGAGCTGGCACATTCATTGGCATTAATAACAGTATGCAAGGTCCTATCACTGTATGGGAAGTAGAGTCAATCATAGATTGTGCATATCCAGCCAAATTTAAATCATTGTACAAACATTATGGTACCAGAGAACCTGTGCTGGGAGCAATACTGAAAAATTTTCCTTCAGAGATTACAGATGAAGCTGGTCAAACACACGAAGCAGTGTTCAGCGATCGAGCTGGCATAGTAAAAGTGTATGAAGCAGTTACTCAATACTGTGGTTTTATGCCTATTGAAGCTGGCAAGACTATGGGTTTATTTCCTTATGGTGAAATTAATGATAAAATTCCGCAGTTATTTGAAACAGACAGCCTCACAGAACTTTCAAACAGAAATCTTATCTTGCCCACATATCCTAATGCTGCTTTGGTGAACGGACAGTTGTTTGAATTTTTGCAAGACCCTGTGGGAGAAACCTATGATGATGTAACCAAACTGAAAAATCGTAGAGATCTAGCTTATGCTTGCCAAACACAAACTCAAGCACAAGTTTTAAAATTAATTCGCAAAGCAGTGGCCATGAGCAACAATAAGAGAGTGGTGTTGTCAGGAGGATATGGATTAAATTGTGTGGCCAACTATTATTATCTAGAACATTTGAAAGAAGAAGGTATTGAGTTGTATGTGGAACCAATATCTAATGACGCTGGCACAGCAATGGGCGCAGCATTGATGTTTTATCATCAAATATTTGCTGACAAAAATCCCAAAACACATGACACATTATATCTAGGTCCCAAAAGAGATTATAATATTTCTGACATTGAAGCAAGAATTAAAGATAACAATAAAATTAAAATGTTAGATGCTACACACAAAGACATTATTAAGCTGTTAAGATCAAAAAACATTGTGGCCGTGTTTCAAGGTAGATCAGAAAATGGTCCTAGAGCTTTGGGCAATAGATCCATATTGTTTGATCCAACGTTTGTGGATGGTAAAGATTTTGTCAATGGTGTTAAGAAAAGAGAATATTTTAGGCCATTTGCTGGCACTGTGCTACAAGAAGATGTGCATGAATGGTTTGATTTGCAGGGTATGAATGATTCTCCGTTCATGATGTATGCTGTGAATTGTAAAGCAGGCGTAGCAGAAAAAATTCCTTCAATTATACATGTGGATGGCACTTGTAGAATACAAACAGTCACGGAGAAACAAAATAAACACTATTATGAACTTATAAAAGAATTTAAAAAAGAAACAGGCATACCAATACTGTTCAACACTTCATTTAATTTGGGCGGTGAACCTTTGGTAGAGACATTGGATGATGCTGTGAGAACTTTAGAAAATTCTCAAATTGAATATCTTTATTTGCCTGAACAGGGCAAACTACTACACGTACCAAACAATTAATATGGACAAAGCGTTTTTTATAAATGGTGGGGCAGGTAGAACTCTGTGTTCTGTGTCTGCATTGGAAAATTATGCCAATGATAACCCCAATGATGATTTTATTATTGTGTGCGAAGGAGGCACTGATTTTTACAAAGGACATCCTAAACTTCATTTTAGAGCTTATGATGTATGGCATAAGAATTTATTCAATGAATATCTAAAAAATAGACAATTGATCACTCCTGAGCCTTACAGAGTTTGGGAATACTACAATCAAAAATGCGGTATAGCTCAAGCATATGACATTGAAATCAATAAAAAAGGCATAAGAAAATTAGAAATTCCCAAAGTATATTTGTCTAAAGAAGAATTGATTATGGCCAGACAAATGATTAACGAAGTGAAAGAAAAAACTAAAAAAGAAAAAGTTATTGTGTTTCAGCCATTTGGTCGTGTGTCTAAAAAAGACAATGAAGAATTAATAGATGTGAGTGGTAGAAGTTTTGAAATGGAAAACACTATGAGTTTAATACGTCAGTTGGGCAAACAGTATGGAATTATGTTGATGTCAGAATTTGCCATTGATTTTGCCAAATATCAAATTAACTTTCCCATTGCTGCACCTCAAGGAGTTCATGTGAGAATATGGAGCGCTGTGATCAAAATGTGCGACCATTTTTTAGGTTGTGACAGTCTAGGACAACATCTAGCCAATGCGTTTGATAAAACTGCCACAGTGGTGTTTGGATCCACTTTTCCACAAAATGTTTCCTATCCAGACAACAATAAATTTGATATCATTGACATGAATAAGGACAGCAGAATTTACAGTCCCATACGTATCACCATGGACGAATATGCAGATAGAGCCAACGAAGATGCCATGCAAATGGACACAGAGGTGGAGAATAGAATTGTGCAATCAGTGAACAGCATGATCAAACACGGCTATAAAAAGAATAAAAAATAACTCAATTCATAGGTAAATACACACATGTTCAATGTAAACAACTTGTTTGGCAAGGGTGTAAAGAATACTCTACTGTTGAAAAATGGTTTAAATTTTTCAGTGGGAGGACCTTTTACCACTGTGCAAACAGACACCCTCATAGACAGATGGCAATTCACATCTGTGTCAGCTGCTGAATACACCATAATGGTGGACTATGATACCAACAACAAAGAAATCATAAGATGTTTGCTGGTGGGTGGGCCAAACACTGCCACAGTGACCATCTATGGTCGTGGAAATCTTGGCAATGAACTGATCAATCTCACAGCCACAGTGAATGACTCATATGTGGAACTGAGAGCCACTGCAGCACAAGGCGCTGACAGCACTGTATACAGTGGTTCCAAATGCATATTTCAAGCCACCTATTTTGAAACTTTGAATCCTATCACACGCTGAAATACCAGCTGGCCTTAGATAAATACACTAAAAATTAGACATTTATGCCAGTAGTCAATAATCCATTTAAATCGTTGTATGGCTTTCAAAGCCCTTCATTCAGTGTGAATGCTGCTGGCAATCTTGTGGCCAATAATATTGTAGTCAATAACATCACGGCCAATGATATCACTGCTGCAGGTATTAGCACCTTGACAGATTTAGTGGTCACTGACACCACTGAATTACAAGGTACTTTTGCATTGGATGGTGCTGCAGTGTTCAATGACACAGTGAACATCACTGACACCAGTGCTGCTGATTCACTGATTTCTGCTGCTCTAGTTGTGTCAGGAGGAGTGTCTATTCAAAACAATTTACGAGTCAACAACGACAGCATATTCAACAGCAATGTCAACATAGGTCAAAATTTATTAGTACAGAACAACATTCAAACCAACAACTCATTGATCACCAACAGTATCACCAGTGTGGACGATGGCAGCACTCTCAGCGATCTTTTCGTTGAACCTTTGGGTGATGTGATTTTTAAAACTGGCAGTCAAAGCGTGGAAGTGGGTAGAATTGATGCAACTGGTTCTAATTTGCCTGTGAAAAATACCATCATCAACAACACCACCATAGGATTGACTGTGGCCAGCACTGCTGCATTCATCAGCGGCACTGTGGTCAACACTCCCACTGCAGCAGCCAATATCACTAGAAAAGACTATGTGGATCGTACTGCTGTGGCTTTTGCTGTGGCCTTGGGAGCATAGGTAAATACAATGTCTAAACATAACTCTGTGAAAAATGGCTAAAAAACAGTTAAAAAATTTTATATTTGAACCAGGCATCGGCAAAGATGATGGTTTATACACCAATGCTGCCGCACTGGTTTTGGCCAACAAAGCATTTTTACAACAACAGGTTGTGGCGTTTATCAATTATAATATTGCCAACAGCATAGCACCCTATGTGGGTTATACCTATGCTTCACAAAAATGTATCAGAGACGTGGGATATTTCATAGACGCAGTCACACACGATTTGCGATATGGCGGTAATGTTAAATCACGACAAGTGGCAGATTATTTTTGGATAGATGGAGAACCTCAAATCCGAGGAGATGTCACACCTGAAACCACTGGTCAAGCATATCTGCGTAATATTATCAATCAATACATACTGACCAAGACTCCAGTGAGTCCTACCTACGGCAATACCACACCTCAGGTATTTCCAGCAGGTATTAGTACAGAAAGTGATGGGCCCACTGCCAACACTGCATTGTGGAATATTTTCAGCACAGTTATTACCAATGGTCCCAGTGCAATGCCAGCCAAAGTTTCTGGAGTATCTTCCATCAGACTGGCAGGACAAATTGATGCATCATCCATACTGTTGATTACTGATGTGGATTCAGGTAATATTCTTTACAGCTTTGCAGATCCAGCCAATTCGATTAGAGTCACTTACAAACAAGGACGCAGCAGCGGTGACGGCAATTTGTTAAGTGATTTAGATTTTCCCAGTTGGTGGCAGGTCAGTGATTCTATCACCACCATAGATTTGAGTGCAGACACCAGCACACTCACAGCTTCAGCCAACATACAATTTTTTGTGGAAGAAGCCAACACACAGATTAGACCTTGGGAATTCGGCACAGATGCCATTGAACGTATGCGTGTGGCAGCACCACAGGCCATGTTGGATGCTGACTTTGAATATGGATTACAGCCAACCAAATGGCAAGCGTTGGGTACGTTGAGAATGTACCCCTCCACATATGAAATACCCGGCAGTGATTTGACTGTTTTGAGTTGTACCACTGATGCATCAGTGAACACAGGATTTTTTGGAAGTTCATTCATCACAGTGCTCACGTCAGGAGTGCATGGATTCACTGTGGGTCAACCCATCACTGTGAAAGGATTGAACAACACAGTGAGTGGATTTGCTAGAGCAGAAGGATCTTTTTTGGTTTACAGCGTACCTAGTTCTGTGAGTTTTACCTATTACGCCAGTGCCAAGGTGGGTACCACCAATGGAGAAAATTTATTGACTTCATTCATACAGATACGTCAGGCTCAGTTTTTCACAGGTGCTGCTATAGGTCAGCCCAGTTTTTCAGTATTCACCAACGGCACCACACTCAGCGTGGTCACTGCATTATTGGCCACCACAGGAGCAACCACATTTGTGTACATAGGATCAGCACCCACTGTGGGTTCCCCTGTGACAGGTCCAGTAACCATTCCCGTAGGTACCAGTGTGTCAGGCACAGTGGGATCAGCTTCAGTCACAACCAATGTGTTGTTGAACACTCTGGTCACTGACACTCTAATAAGTTTGACCAATTTGACAGGCATTCAGACCGGTATGGCTTTGGATGTGGGTGGCACAGCTTCCACCATCAACACCATAGCGGGCAGTCAATTATCTTTGAGCAATCAATTGGGCACAGCATTCAAAGGCAGCAACAACACCAACACTGCTGTGTCAGGCACAGTGGTGGCTCCAGCAGGCCAAGGAGCTCAGTTTGATGTGACTCGCAGTGCTGGTGTGTACACTTTGGTGCAAACTCCAGGAGCATCACCTACACCATACAATTATCAACAAGGTGACAGATTAAAAATATTAGGTACTGCACTGGGTGGTGCCACACCAGCCAACGATGTGAATATTTTGATCACTGCTGCAGGCACAGGTGGAGATATTGATTCATTCACATTCGCTGGCACTTCCATATTGGGTGGTGCTACCTACTCCAGCATAGGACAAACCAGTACCACAGGCACTGGCACAGGATTTCAAATCAACGTCACTAGAACGGGTGGCACTGGCACATACTCTATCAGTTTGGTAGCTGCAGGCACTGCTTATATTGTGACTGAACAAGTCACATTTGCAGGTACTTTATTTGGTGGTGCATCACCAGCCAATGACATTGTTTTAGAAGTGGCCAGTGTGACTGGTACAGGAGATATCATTACCTATACTGTGGTGGGCTCACCAGTGGGAGCTTCGGGAAACCAAACCTACAGCGGTACATCAGCTGCCAACGTGGCGCATCTAGGCAGTGGAGCAGAATTTAATATCACTAGAACCACAGGCACATATTCAGCCACCATCAACCAAGCAGGCACATTGTATGAGCAAGGCAACGTGATCACAGTGTTGGGCACCACTCTTGATGGAGCAACCACTGCCAACGATGCCACTATCACAGTGACTGGTATCACCGGTGGAGGTGTCATAGATACTATCTCTATCAGTGGTTTAGGTTATGCAGGAGATTCCATCACTGTTTATCCCACCATGGCCATCAGCGAACCTATCACAGGCAACATACCTGCTGGCACTGCATTGAACGTGGGAGCCATTGCCACTTTCCAAGTGGATTTTCAAGCTCCGCACGGATTGGTTCCAGGCACAACAATATTGAGTCAGGTCACTTCTCAACCCGCACCAGAACTGGCATCCACCTCAAGAACTTTTTCTGTGGGCAGTGGCACATGGGCAGTGGCTGGATCAGAAGGTATATTTGTGGCCATAAGAGCAGGATCCACAGCAACACAGCGTTCAACCAATGGACAAACGTGGGCAGCAGGTGGAGTATTGCCTTCATCGGTTTCATGGATTTCAATAGCAGCTGGTCAAGTGGGTGTCACAACTTATTGGGTGGCCATCGCCAGTGGCAGCACCACTGCTGCTTGGTCAGTGAATGGTGGGGTCAGCTGGAGTATTGCCAGCACATTGATGCCCAGCAGTGCCAACTGGAGCAAGGTAACCTACGGAGACGGAAGATTTGTGGCTGTGTCCACTGGAGGCACTGCGGCAGCATACAGCACTGACGGTGGAGTCAACTGGGTATCCAGCACTCTAGCCAGCAGCGGCACCTGGACTGGTGTGGCAGCAGGATTGATAGGAACTTCCACATATTTCGTGGCAGTGGCTTCAGGTGGCACTGCTGCTAATTATTCACCAGATGGTGGAGCCAACTGGATTGCCACAGGAGCATTGCCAGCTTCAGCCACATGGAGTGGAATTTCATACGGTAACAACAGGTTTGTGGCCATCAGCTCCGGCAGCACTAACGCAGCATTTTCCACCAACGGAACCACTTGGACACTGAGCACTCTGCCCAGCAGCAGCACATGGAATGAAATAATTTACGGCGATGATGTATTTTTGATCACTGCCACAGGTACCACTGATGCTCTCACTTCATTCACTGGTGAAACAGGATCATTCACTGCAAGAACATTGGCCGCATCATCCACTTGGGATTCATTGGCCTATAGTTTTTACACAGGTCAAGGTTTTGGCAGATTTGTGCTCACAAATCAAAGCACCACTGCTTTGGAAATAAATTTAACTTCAGCCAATCATCAATTGGGCACAGGTCCACATGTGGTATCTGCAGTGCCCAGCCGTTCAACTATAAGATTTGTGGCTAGAACCACAGGCATTGTGAACACCACCAACAGTTCCGTCACAGGAGTGGTATATGCCAGACCAGATTCATTCTTTGTGCATAGACCATTTGATGGTGGAGTACAGTTGGGCACAGGAAATCCCAGTCATGGATCACAGGCCATCAGACAGAGCAAGAAATATATCAGATATCAATCAGGCAAAGGCATCATGTATACCACTGGAGGTTTATTTGCTCCCAGTTACAACTTGTCAGGAGCCACAGCTTCTGGCACAGCAGTGAACAGTCTCATTACTTTTGTGACAGATGACACAGACCACGGAGTGCAAGCAGGTGCTGTGGTAGAAACCATAGGCTTTGTGAGTTTTGAATACAATGGTGAATTCACTGTGGAGAGTGTGATAGATGCACGCAGATTCACTGCCAGATCAGCAGTGGTACTCAGTACTACCACAGCGCAGTTGGGCACTGATTGCAAAATGATTCTCAAACGTTGGCACGGAAGTTGTGTGCGTATTGGAGCTTTTGATGAACAGAATGGAATATTTTATCAATATGATGGCAATGAAATGGCCGTGGTACGCAGAAGCAGCACCAATCAATTGACTGGAGTTGTGGCTTGCAATGTGGACAGTAATGCTGTGCAAGGCACAGGCACAAGATTCCAAGATCAGTTAAAAGAAGGAGATAAAATTGTGATCAGAGGCATGAGTCACTTGGTCACTCAGATCACATCTCAGTCTCAGATGTTTGTGACTCCAGACTGGCGAGGTGCCAACAATATCACCGGAGCCAGAGTGTGTATCACCGAAGAATTATACCTTCCACAAAGTCAATGGAATTTAGACAAATTAGATGGCACAGGACCCAGCGGATATGACATATTGCCATGGCGCATGCAGATGTTGGGCATGCAGTATTCATGGTATGCAGCAGGATTTATTGAATGGATGCTGCGAGGTGCTGATGGTAAATTTGTGTTCTTACACAAGATAAGAAACTCCAATACCAACACCGAAGCATACATGCGTACTGCCAACCTTCCTGTGAGATATGAAGTGGAAAATCGCACAGCAGTGAACAAACTGTACACCAGCATCAATGATTCAGTCACCACTGTAGAATTATATGATACCAGTAAATTTCCCACCAACGGTGTGATCTATGTGGACAATGAAATGATATCCTACAATGGAAAATCAGGCAGATCTTTGACAGGATGTACCAGAGCAGCCACGTTCCAATCATTCACAGCAGGTATCAACAGATTATACACAGCTGGCGTGGCAGCATCACACACAGCAGGTACGGGAGTCACACTGATCAGTTGCACAGCCACTCCCACCATCAGTCACTGGGGATCGGCATTATTAACCGACGGATTATTTGATGAAGACCGAGGATATATTTTCAACTATGCTGCCACAGGATTGAGTGTGAGCACTGCCAAACAAACAGCATTCATGATCAGACTGGCTCCATCAGTTTCCAACGCACTTGTGGGAGATTTGGGTGAGCGAGATCTGTTAAACAGAGCACAATTGCTGTTGAATGAAGTGGCAGTGACCACAGACACAGGCACAGGCACTGTGGTTATAGAGGGAGTATTGAATCCAAGAAATTATCCAGCCAATCCTTCCAATATCACCTGGACTGGCTTGGCCAGCTCTGCTGCAGGAGGACAGCCCAGTTTTGCACAGATAGCTTTGGGAGGATCCATCAACTGGGGAGGAGTGCCACTGACCACCACCACTGCCACCATACAAGGTGCATTGACCACCACTGTCACTGCCATAGGATTCACCACTGTCACACAGAATTTGACAGCCATTGCCAACTCAGGATTCAGAACCCAAGCATTTAGAACTGTCAACAATGATTTCTTCATCACCAATGCAGCCTATGATGCACTAACCAGTACTCCTTTGAGAGTGGGAGACAGAATAGTGGTGGGCACTTATGTGACCACGGGTCAAACCATATCCACCATCACTCGTGCTTATTTGGGATCTGGTTTTACAAGGATAGTGATGAGTTCAGTGGCCAACGCCAACAGTCCTATAGGTGTCAACATCGTGGCACCGGTGCAGAACAGCATCTCAGTGAACTATGCCAGTGCTTATGTGAACGGTAGAACAGACTTTTTAATCACTGACACAAACGCAACCACATCCAATATCACATTGGGTGATGTGTTGCTTGTGAGTACCTATGTGATCAGCAGTCAGACAGTTGCTGGTATAACCTCTACCTACGCCCGAGTGAATGGTGTGAATTACACCAGAATTGTGATGAGTTCAGCTGCCAATGCCACACAGACAGTGAATACCAATACCAGCACCACTGTGACTGCATCAGGCACTGGTGCTTCATACGCAGGTAACTTTATATTTTTCACACAGGCCACTTGGAACAACTCAGGTGCTGCCAACGGTACCAGAGTGGCCACTGCATTCACTCAATTTCCAGCCAACACTTCTGTGAGTGCTGTGAGCACTAGAAGATTGGGTACTACCACTGTGATCAGAGCCACATTCACACAGACACTGAGCACTTCTGTGTCAGCAGCTGGCACAGTGACATTCCAGTTTGGAGATCCACAGTTTGCACTGCCAGGTGAACAGGTATTCTCATTCTTGGTACAACCAGGTGCATTGAACGCATTAAGTTTGGATGCATTGAAAGAATTGACCACCACTGCCATAGGTGGCAGAGGCACGTTCCCCAATGGTCCAGACGTGCTGGCCATCAATATCTACAAGATATCAGGCACAGCAGTGAACGGATCTGTTATTTTACGTTGGGGTGAAGCTCAGGCGTAACAATTTTTTGACTGTCTCCTGGCACTATTCTGTAATTGTCTTCCACGCTGTCTGCAGTGGAAACTTCTGTGATTGAACTGTTGTCCAACACTGCTTCCAATTGATGAGGTTGCAAAGGAGGATTTCTCCAAGTGTGTCCTTCCAGCAGTTCTTTTTGATAAATTTTACCATCTTTGGTGTCTATCCAACGCACCAAAAATTTTCCTGCATTCACAAACCAAGTTTCATCTTTGATTTTGTGAAAATGCAATGAACATTTGTTGCCGGCTTTGGTGAACACCAGTATTTTTCCACAGTACTGATCATTGGTGGCCCATATCAATTCATAGCCCCAACCTTTGTCCACTTTGCCTTCAGATCTAGTTACAGTCATGTTCAATGTATTCCTTTATGTTTTTGTATTGGATGTTCACGTGAGTATTTAAAAGACTATTGTCCGCACAGGTGTAACTTTGATATTGTGTTTTTAATTGATCTGGCATGGGTATCAATTGAATGTGAGCTTTGTATTTTTTGGCTATTAATTCTGCCACAGCAGCAAAACTCACAGGCATTCCTGTGCCCACATTAAAAATACCACTGATATTTTTGGTAAGCATTTGTTGATGTATTTCACACACATCTGTGACACACACAAAATCTCTTTGATAGTTTTCACTGTTTTCGAAAAGTTTAATTACTCCTGTTTGTTGAGCTTGTTGAATAAATTTTGAAATGGGAGATGCTTGGTTACCTTTGTGTTCTTCATGTGCTCCATACACATTGAAATATCTAAAACCTTGCACTGTGATTTTATATGTTTTGGATTGAACTGTTCTATCAAATAAAAACTTGCTCCAAGCATAAGCACTTTGAGGTGACTTGGCGGAATTTTCCTTAAAGTTTTCGTTATTACCATACACACTGGCAGAACTGGCATATTGAAAATTAACTCCTGACTCTTCACATGCTTGTAAAAGTTTTGTGCTGAAATCATAGTTCATTAGCATTAATTTTTCCACATCAGTTTCAGTGGTGCTGCTGATAGCACCCAAGTGTATCACTTGATCATACTTGGATACATCTGGAAACACATTGGCAATATAATCATATCCTTCCACTGTGTGCCCTTTATGCGTCAAATGTTTGAACAGATTTTGACCGATAAATCCCTTGTGTCCTGTGATTAATATTTTCATGATTGTAATCTATCTATGATTTTTGTGGTGGAAAATCCTTCCACTGTGGGAAATATAATCACTTGTGCCAATTCATTGCCCACTGTGGTGGCCACTGTGTAGTCTCCACCTTTGACGATGATGTCTGGTTTATGTTCTTCTATGGCTGTTTGTGGAGTATCTTCGGAAAATATGATCACTTCATCCACCCAAGGCAACATTTCCAATTGACGTTTTCTAATATTAATATCATTTACTGGTCTGCCTTCACCTTTTAATCTACGCACACTGGCATCATCATTGATGCCCACTATTAATTTTTTGCCTTGATTCCTAGCAAACTTCAACAGTTCCAAATGACCTGTGTGCAGTATATCAAAAACTCCATTGGTCCATACCACTCCTTTGTTTAGATCTTCTTTGGTGACAGGTGCTACGCCAAATTTTTCTACATTTCTTGCTGCTGCATAACATGCCAATTCACAAGCACGTGGCACAGTCATGCCTTGTTTAATGCCATAGGCTATCACTGCCAACACAGTGTCTCCCGCTCCGGTCACATCTGCCACTTCTCTCACAGGTTCTTTCACGTGTGAGTATACACCTTCTTTGGAAACGATGTGTATACCTTTGGCTCCATCTGTGATCACCAGCCATTGCCAGTTGTGTGAGTGAGCAAATTTCACAGCTGAATCCGAATCAAACACACCATTCCAAGATTCATATTCTTTCATGTTGGGTTTTACTAAAAATGCTCCATCATAATAGTCAGCACTTTGTTTGGGATCTACCAACACCCATTGAGTTTTTTCTAAAATACTTTTTACGGTGTGCGATTTAATAACTCCTTTGGCATAATCACTCACTAACACCATGCTTTTTTCTGTGAGAGAAAATAACAATTGTGATAAACAACTGTCCTTGGTGTATTGTTTTTCTCTATCCCAACGCAATATGTGTTGGCCTCTTTGTTCAACCAATCTTATTTTTGTTGTGGTAATAGGAGCATCTTCTGCTATGGATAAAAATACATTGCTGTTTTTTAATAAATTTACCAACCCATATCCATCTGTGTCTTTGCCCACTGCTCCATACAATTGCACATCATTGTAAATGGCAGACACATTCAACGCCAAATTGGCAGCACCACCTGGAGAAACTTTTTGATTTTGTTCTAATAAAATAGGAATGGGTGCTTCAGGCGACATGCGATCAGCAGTGCCCATGATCCAACGATCCAGCATTATGTCACCAATTATTTTGATCATTATAGAAATTTTAACATCTTGAAAACTGTTTCCAGTTTGATTTGATTGGTGCGATTCTGCAGTGTGTTTCTCAATCCTTGATGCAGAGGTTTGGGCCATTTGCCAAACTGCACCCAAGCATATCCATCATGTTCCTCATTCAATTGGGGTAAAAATTCTTGTTTGACCACACACAAATAAGTGTGATATAAAAAATTTTCATCATTGCTCACAAAAGTTTCCAAAGGTATAGTTTTTACAATATCCACTGAACCCACTTCCTCGCTGATTTCTCTTTTGAGAGATTCCCATGGTGTTTCACTCTCGATATTAGTGCCGCCCACTAACCCCCACACATTGGATTGTTTGCTCTGTGTTCTGTGCAGAAATAAGAATCTTTTGGTTTGGAGATTATAGAACAAGGCTCCGCAGCCAATTATTTTCTTCATGCTCATGTTAATAATTATGCTATAGACTTAGGTTCCAGGTTCCTTTGCGATATTCGCCTTCAAAACTCAACAGCCAAGTGGCACCGTTCCATTTGTACTGCACACCTGTGTTGAGATTGGTAACATATTTAAAGTCCACCGTTGAATCTTCAGAATTGGCATTAGAGCTGGCATCAAACAATATGTTCCATTGAGTGCCATTCCATTCTATTATGTCATTGGTCTGTGCCACTAAATCTGCACCGCCGGTGGACTTCCAAGCATCTGCTCCATCCACTTGATTGGCTGCTCCTATGTCATTTAAAATTAATAGTCTAAGTCCAGTGACTTTGATTGATGTGGGATTGAATGTTGATGGATCCACAATATAATCCACAGTGCCTCTTGTAGTTACTCCACTGAATAGTGTGTTGGTTGGTATTGTGTCTTGATCCCAATTTACAATCAGTTGATTTTCATTCAAACTGTTCACGGCAAATGTTCCGGACACAGTATTGGATATGTCTTGTCGATCTAAAAGTATTCTGCTAATGCCTGCTTGATACACCCCTGGATGCGCATCCAACACTTTTTTCCAATTGGTTTGACCAAGTATTCCTTTGTCCACTATTTGCACTGTGCTGTTCAACACCACTATGTCATAACCTGATCCAGTAGTTAATGACACTGCATCTGCATCTTTTCTAACAGTTTTGCTTATATTGACTTTGCCATCAGCAGTGGTATTAATATCTGCTTTGGCATTATTGGCAACTGCATCTTCATAGGCTTTAAGCTCAGGCATGCTGGTTCCTAAATCAATTTCTCCTGATTCTTCATTGAATATGCTAGTGACAATTTTTGTAATTACTCCTAATTTTTTTACTTTAGTTGGAGGACTTATAAAAATAGGAGTGGTAAATTGCAGTGTAGCAATGTCTATCTCGCTCTCTGTACCTGTGGGAATTCCTCTAGAACTAAAAGTTATTCCATTAAGATCTAACACAGTTAAACTGGTCCAGTCCACAAAATTATCTGTGGTTTGCAGTTCCAAACTGGGATTGAACAACATTAAAACTTGTTCTAAAATCTGTAATTTTTGATCTGTGTTGGTGGACCATATGTCAACATTTACTCCTAATGTGTAGGGGGTAGGCATCAATCTTTCCACGGTGTAATTTGCACCTTGTATATTTAAATATTCTTTGTTGTTGGAATCAAAAGCTCTTTCTCTCACATGCAATTTACTTACATATGAAGCGTCAGCAGTACGTGTGCGATCCATATCCAGTGTGGTTACATAAACTGCCATTCGTGGAGCGCTGGGTATTTTGTTTTCACTGTTATCTCTAATTATATTTGCCACTTGTCTGGTCAAATCACCATACATCACAGGTATAGTGGTCAAATTGCCTTTGCCATCTTTGTATGCAAAATTGCTCATTAATCTCACAATTTGAGTGATGTATCTGCGTATTTGACCGTCGTAAAAAAATTGCATGTTTAATTGTCCGCTTTGGGTTTAAGTGCTTGAGAAAGACTTTGTCTCTGTTCTATGGTTTGACCTGCTACTGTGGTAGTATTTGTGTTGTTTATAAATCCTGTTTTTTGAGTATTTCTATTGTTGGTATTGGTCAAGGTCATGCGCACTGCATCTTCCATTTTTACCCAACGAGATCCGTCATATCTAAACAGTCTATTGGGCAAGAAATCTGTTCTTAAAAAATAATCTCCTTTGGCAGAACCCAAAGGAAATCCTATGCCGTGACCGAACACTTCGCCATTGGGAGCAAAACCATCACCTAACAGATAACCATCATAACCATTTCTATCTGGAGTTTGATTGATTCTATCTGCCATTTCATTGGCAGTGCTGGCATCCAATGTGTTAATATCTGTGGTCACCAGTTCTGGTTTTCCCTGATCGTCTACCTGCAGTGTGTATAGATGTTTGGTGTTGTAGCCACTTTTGGCTGTGTCTGCTTCTGCTTGTGCCACCACTGCTGCATTGATCTGCATTTCTTTTTCATAGGTGCTGAGCACATCTCGCAGTGTGTTGGTGCTGCCTTCTTCTGCTGGCAAATCCAGTATCTCTTTAAATTCTTGACTGTCCACTATTTGTTTGAGTTTAAGTCTATAAAGATGCGGATACCAAGTGGGTGAAAATCCTTCTGCTGCTCTATTAATGTCCTGTATCACATAAAATCTTTTCAACGCAACCTGATAATCATTCAATGCGTATTGGTCTTTGAGATGAGGCAATTCTATCACGTCTCCTGACATTAACTTTCTACCAATGGTTTTTACAGAACTGTTGATGTGTACTGTGAGAAATATGGTGTCATTTTGTAGAAATAATCCAAATTGACTCATGTCAAAGTCAATGTCATTCACATTGTAGATACCTCTGATTTGATAGATATTGGGATCATATTTTCTATCTCTATTTTCTAAAAATAATAGGTCTTGAATGTTGGTTTCTTTCACAGCATTGTATCTTGGTTGAGTGGCTGTGGCATCTTCTTCTTCAGGATTTACAGGTCCAAGGTATTTGTGTACAAACACATCGGTACCGCCCACAGTGAACATTTCTGCTATGGTCTGGTCTAAAAATGTGTAATCTTGACCCTTTTCTGGCTTATACAAACTCAATCTTGGCATGCGTATATTTATTCATGCATCCTCCATTGATAAATATGTTATAGGATACACAATGAGCGATCTGCAAACACAACGTCAAGAGATATATGATTTCGTCAAAAACATGCTGGGCGGTGGCATGGTTGAAGTGGAATTAGACCCCAGTCATTATGAAACTGCACTCACTAGAACCTTGGGCAGATACCGTCAAAGATCCGACAATTCAGTGGAAGAAAGTTACATATTTTTAAACACAGTATTGGACCAGAATAGTTACACACTGGCCAATGAAATCATGGAAGTGAGACAGTTGTTCAGAAGATCAGTGGGATCACGTTCTGGTGGTGGAGATGGTGGCACATTGTTTGAACCTTTCAATCTAGCCTACACCAATACCTATCTATTGTCCAGCACCAATCTTGGCGGAATTGCCACCTACAACATGTTTTCACAATATCAAGAATTGGTGGGCAGAATGTTTGGAAGTTTTATTGAATTCAAATGGAATCCAACCACTAAAGTATTGACACTGTTGCAGAGACCCAGAGCCAACGAAACATTGCTGTTGCACGCTTATAATTTCAGACCTGAAAGTCAATTGTTGCAGGACTACAAAGCTAGAGAATGGATCAAAAGTTATACCTTGGCCAATTGCAAATACATGCTGGGCGAAGCCAGATCCAAATTCAACACTGTGGCAGGTCCACAGGGAGGAACCACACTGAACGGTGACAGTCTCAAAACTGAAGCTCAAGCTGAAATGGACAGATTGGATGCAGAATTGGCCACTCAAATGGCTGGCGGTGTGGGCTATCATTTCACAATAGGTTAATATTTCATTGACAATTGGTTAAATTTAAAGTACAATTATTGTACTTTAATATGATTATCGGAATTTGCGGATTGATAGGCAGTGGCAAAGATACCATTGCTGACTATCTGGTTGAACAACACAATTTTCAAAAAATGTCTTTTGCTGACAAGCTCAAAGACGCTGTGGCCCAGATGTTTGAATGGGATAGACAGTTGCTGGATGGCAAAACAGATGAGAGTAGAGTATGGCGTGAACAGCCAGATGCATATTGGAGCAAAGAAGTGGGCAGCACAGTAACTCCTAGATTGGCTCTGCAAAAATTTGGCACAGAATGCATGCGCAATGGATTCTACGATGGCATATGGGTCAGTTTGGCCAAAAAGAAAATTATGGATAATCCTCAAATAAACTGGGTGATTCCAGATGTGCGTTTTGTGAATGAAGCTGACATGATTAAAACAGTGGGCGGTAAAGTATGGTGGGTCAAAAGAGGCACACTGCCATTATGGTTCAAAATATATCAAGATGTGGGAGTAGAACCCAAAGACATACACGCCAGTGAATGGGCTTGGGCTAGGTGTCAGTTTGACACAGAGTTAACCAACAACAGCACTGTGCAGGATCTTAGAAATCAGGTACAAGGTCTCCTTGCACCCATTTAATGCCTTGTGCTTGCAGCACTCGTTGACAATTGGCACATACTGTTTTTAAATTGTTGAATCTACAATTGTTGAGATTGCCATCCACATGGAACACATTGAATTGCTGAGGATGTCGGCTTTTATGTGAGCATTTATCACACTCGGTCTTTTTGACATATCCTGATTGTTGCCATTTGGGCTGACCCATGGCTTTGCCTTTGTAACGCACACACAACTCACACTGACTTCGGTAAAATACCTTGTTTGCTTTGTGATAATTCACAGCACACGGGCGTTGTTTGCAGGCTTTGCACAAAGGTCTCATAGCGTATTTAGCTGCCCTTTTTAGGCCCTTTTTGTTGGGTTTAATTAGGTGTGTTTTTGAGCGTTCAGAATAAATACATTCAAATAAGTCATAGATAGGAGAAAACAATATGGCACTAGTATCACCGGGCGTACAAGTTACAGTAATAGACGAAAGTTTTTATACACCAGCGGAACCAGGTACAGTTCCAATGATTTTCATTGCCACTAGGCAAAACAAAGCAAATGCCTCAGCCACAGGCACAGCGATAGGAACAACAAAAGCCAACGCTGGCAAACCTTTTTTAATAACTTCTCAAAGAGATTTAAGTGAAACTTTTGGTGATGCAGTGTTTGTCACAGACACTAATAACAATCCCATTCATGGTGGTGAATTGAATGAATACGGTTTACAAGCAGCATACTCTTACTTAGGAGTCAGCAACAGAGCGTATGTGGTCAGAGCAGACATTGACCTAGGAGAACTAGAAGCATCAGCCACAGCTCCAGAAGCTAATCCTGCTGCAGGCACATATTGGTTTGACACTGGAAACACATTGTTCGGAATATTCGAATGGAATTCTAATCCAATCACAGCCACAAATGGTCAAACATTCATAAACAAAATACCCACAGTTATCACATCATTAGAAGTGGATCAGCTGGTGGGAGAAACTGCAGGCAATGCTCCCAAAGGTTCAACAGGAAAAATTGGTGATTACCTTATTAATGCAACCACTGCATTTAATGATTTGTACTACAAAAATTATCTAGGCACATGGGTAAAAGTTGGAAGCACTGCTTGGAAAGCCAGTCACTACACAGTGAAAGGCACTGTGCAAAATCCAGCGTCGGTGTCAGGAACTTTTACAATCAATGGCACATCAATCACAGGAGGTTCATTGAATGCTGTGGTATCGGCAATTAATTCAGCTGGCATATCAGGTGTAACAGCAGCTTCTGTTAATACTTCTTTGACTATATTTTCAACCACATCAAACATCGTGATAGCATCTGTTGCTGGAACCATCCTGGCAGATTTAGGATTGACAGCAGGCACATACTACATACCACAAGTAACCACTGCTTCCCACACACAGGTTCCATTGTATAAATCCACTGATGCTAATCCAAGACCCACTGGTTCTTTATGGATCAAAATCACTGCGCCAAATTTAGGTGCTAAATTTAAAGTTAAAAAATTTAATGGAGTAACTAATCTATTTGAAGATGTATCTGCTCCTTTGTACAACAACAATGAATCTGCCGTTTATAATCTAGACAGAACAGGTGGTGGAGTTAATATACCATTGGGTGCTTTGTATGTGAATTCCAACAACACCAGCGACGAAGTTGATTATAGAATTTTAAGAAAAGAAAATGGTGGAGCAACTATTATTAAATCCAGTGTGATTACCACTCAATTGATAGCAGGCAATTACACATTCACCATGGCAGAGTCAAAAGTTAATCAAGAATCATTAGCAGCAGCAGTGACAATCACTTTATCCGCAGGCACTGGAAATGCAATGGCGGGAGCTTCAGGTGATGCAGA